AAGGTGTGGGGTCCCGAAACGGACCATCCGTTCCCTGTTCCTGTAGCGAAACTGGCGATGCCGAAAGGCCCGCATCAGAAGGTCTTCGACCCGGGGTCGGTGCAGGTGTGGTTCAATGGTTTGTCTGCCGCCAAGGCACGAAGGATGTCGAAGGCGCAGATGGGAATACCAAAGCCACGCAAGCGTCCTCCTGTGTGGGGGAACTCCCAGTTGGATGAATCCATCATCGAACTGGAGGAATCCATGGCGTTGCTGATGGAAACCGTCAAGGAAATGGAGGCTCTACAGGAAGTGATCCGGCGTGGCTGAGACAATCCTGATAAAGACTCAGTGTCGGGGGTGTCCGAGGATAACCCGGACGGAGGTAGACGCTATCAAACTGGAAGAGTTTGAGCAGCGTTTGGATGTGGTCCAAAAGTTGTTCCCGCTTCACAATGGGGAGCAGCGTGAGGCTATCATGGGTTATCGTAGCGGCTACTATCTGTGTCCGAAGTGCTGGCCTGAAGAGGCGGAGGATGAGGGATGACAGGTATTATACCGACCGGTATAGAAACCACTGTTACACGCAGACAACTGCTTGCCTTGCGTGACGCCGAAGAACGGCGGCTGCGCGAGAAGTGGGCAAAGGAGAAAGAGAGTGCAAATGATACGTCTAAGTAATGGGGCTACGCCCCTTGTGTGGCATGTTGCCGAAGGGTATGACGATGGGCTACGACCGTTCATTGGACGGGTGCTGGCCCATCTGAGCCGCAACGAACGCCACCCCTATGTCGTCTGGAGCATGTCTTCCGACGATGGGGCAGCGTTTGACTGCGAATCAGGCGACTACTGTGCTACCATAGGCGAAGCCGAAAGAATCTTTGCCCAAAGGGCTAAGACCGTCCCCCGCAGGGGCGGAGCAACCAACCAAGGAGATGACAGCAATGGCTAAGTTCCTACAAGAGTTGCCCACACAGATACGTGCGGGACGCGCTGAGCAGTACCCGTGGGCTGACTGGTTCGACGGTCAGGTACGGCTGCTGGAAAGCGGCATCGACTATGATGCCGAGACTGGAAGCATGAGGTCTTGCGCTTACGCTGCCGCACGGCGGCACGGCGTGAAGATCGCAATGCGGACAATCGGAGAGGATCTGGCCCTACAGGCTAAAACTCTGTAGACCGGATCCAACACAGGTCGTGGGGGGTCGGGGAGTTTGCCCTCCTTTCACCCCGGCCCCCCACACTCTGAAAGGAGACACATGGTAAGCAACGAAGAGTTGCAATCGGAGGTGGATGACTTGAGAATCGCCCTGCAAGGAATGTTCTCAATGCTCAAACATCTCACCGTTGAAATAGGTGATTTCTCCCATACTTTATCCGAACTGGGCACCCAGTTTATGACAAGAATGGGTTTCATTTGGGAGTCTTTAGGAGGCAAAGTTTCTGAAGAAAACACCCCGGATTCCGACAAAGATTCTGGAGCGGACGTGATTCCATTGCGGCCCCGCGACAGCGACCACCCGTCCCAAGCCTGACCCGGCTGTAGCAGCCCATGGCATGGCATGGTGTGTTTAGGCCAGTACATGCCATGCCATGCCATGGGGGGATCCACCACCACCGTCCACCGACCTGCTAGGATGAAATCATGCAACCAACCGAAGACCGCATCGTTCTACGCCAATCATGGCTGGGGGAACTGGCAATGTGTCCCGAAAGGGCACGCCAGTCAATGCTGGGAATCTCCAAAGACACCCAGTCCACGTCCACCATGCTGGGAACCGCCGTCCACTACGGCATCGAACAATGCCTGATCGAAGTGATGGAAACCGGGAAGCCGTTCACCCGGGCCAAGACCCTCACGACAGCAACCAAGTTTTGGGACGAGCATCGGGACGAGATCGTCCGCTGGAACCACAAGGAAAACGAGCCAGTCGAAATCATCAAGGCCAACATCGGCGTGTGGTGGGACGAGGTGCGGGCAAACGTGCGGCCCATCGCTGTGGAGTGGACGTTCGAGTTGCCACTCGTGGTGGATCACAAGCCAGAGATATGGCTCAAGGGAACAATAGATTGTGTGCAGGAGTACCCGCAACCAATCATCGACTGGAAGAACCCGGGGCGGAAGCCCTCAGCGGAGTGGGAGAAGAAACGCTGGTCGGTGCAGGCCGCAGCGTACACTTGGGCAGTAGCGTCACAGGCAGACAACGGGCTGACTGACCCTCTAGGATTTGAGTTCGTGCATCTTGTCAAAGGAACGGTGCATTCGACTCTAGTTAACTTCGGACCTGCGGAGTGGGCCAGTCTGGTTGCGCTGGCTCGCTCTGCGGGTACACTTATTGCCGCTGACCTGCCAGTGTGGCCGCTCAACATGACCGGCTGGCATTGCGCACCCAAATGGTGCGGGGCGTGGGCTACATGCCGCGGCAGGTTTGCGGGACCAGATCCATGGAACCAACTATAGAAAGGTAGACCCATGGTTGCAGCAGCAACAGCAAAGAAAACAGAGAACAGTATTACAGTATTCCGTAGGCAAGTTATTCAGACAGGCAGTTACGAACCTGCGGAAGCATCCTGTGCGGTGACACTATCCATCGACGTTGGCACGTCAGAAGAGGAAGTGGCAGACCTGCTTACCCGATGGGGGGCGGTGCTGGAACTATCCAACTACGAGGCGTTGGGTGTCGGCTACGAGTTGGCGGAGGACGGCACCGTAGAGATGCTTGCAAAAAGTATTCCCGGGGTTAGTGCGAGTGGACCCCCAGCCATGGCCCCGGCCCCGGCTGCATCCCCGGCCCCTGCCGGTGGTGGAGGCGGAAGCCTTGAGGAAATCTGGCGCAACCTGATGGACCACCAATCCGACTGGTGGGATCCGAACTGGTCCAAGAAACTGGACCCGAACAGCAACTTCAACAAGAAGGGACCGGATTACAAGCGCCGGTCTGACGGCAAGGGGCTGTGGTTGACAAAGCAGGACGGGACCGTACTGGTACCCGGCTGGTTTGTTTGCCCGTTCACTAGCAAGACTGCTGCCGATCTGGCTACTATCGGAGCACAGATCAGGACCTGACAATGGCGACCATCATCCCTGAGGATGAGGTCGCTGCACGCCTCGTCGCCGCCCAACTGGGCGACGGCGGGGCCGCAGGTCACTCTCCGCAACCCAACCGGTGGTCGCTGACCACCACCGTTGTAGACAACCTGATCGGATTCATCCGTAACCCAGCGGAACGATGGTATCTGGGGTTCCCTGAAATAGACCTCGCCACCCGTGGCATCGGCAAGGGTGAGGTACTGATGGTGGTGGGACGGTCGCACACCGGCAAGTCTCAAATGCTGCTGAACAGCATGGTCACCAATCTGGTGAATGACCCCGAAGCACACGTCGTCATCTTCTCCATGGATGAACCACGGGAACTTGTGGCAATGAAAATCTTCTGCCTGCTGCAAGGCCGGTCCTCCACCGATGTAGAGGAGTCAATCAAGGCGGGTGATGAAGCCACGTTGAAGGCTCTGCGTGACACAGCCAAGGATGAGATGTCACGCATCGCCATAGTGGATGAGTCTCTCTCGTTGGACATGATGACGGAAACGATGGATGAGGTGCGCGACTGGTGGGGATGCAACCCGTCTTTCTGCATGATCGACTATCTGGAACTGCTACCCGGTGGCGAGTCAGACGCCACGGGCGTGACCTCTAAGGCTCAGGCGGTGAAGCGTTGGGCGAAGATCCAGCGGGTCCCCATCGGGCTGGTGCATCAGGCTGGACGTGGTGCGGCACAACCCGGGTACTCTGCCGGTATCTACGCTGGCCGGTACGGTGGCGAGCAGGAAGCAATCTTCGTCATAGAGGTGTACCGGAAGAAGGACCGGCAAACCTTGTCGGACTGGGAGAAGAAGTACCACGAGAACAGTATCAATCTGAACGTGTGCAAGAACAAGCGTACGGCACGGATGGTGGATCAGACGTACTATTTGGATCCGGCGTGTGGGCACATACATCCGTACTGGGAGGAGTTGATGCCCGGTGCGGGGTCCCAATGACAAACCCATGTGTTGGAAGTATGACAAGCGGGGCATCCCCCACCTCAAGCATCACAGGTGGAAGTGGGTTGACACCCCCGACCGGTGGGACTGGGAGCGATGCCCCGGCTGCGGACAGATGCGCAGAATGAAACAGGGGAGGATCCTGTGACTCCTTATCAGGTGCATTTGGATGACTGGACTGTTTGCCTGTACTCAACTGATGATGGGCGACTTACCTTTACGGTAACGAACGCCAGTGATTCGGAAACCTATATGACGAGGGTGGTGGGGGAGGTACGTTTGCGTCGTTACTATATAGGTCAGATGTGTGCGGGCGAGTTGCATCCGACACCGTTTCCCACCCTGCGGGATGGTAAGCCCGCATCGAAGGAAGATATCCTCGCCAAGCAGGGGGCGGGCTGACCGTGAAGGAACAGGCCGTGGAGATGGAGGTATCCCAACGCTTCGCCCTGCTGTTTAGGGGCGGCAAGGTTGCGATAGACGACCCGGACGAGGGTGGCTTCCGACCGTGGCAGTCTGAATCCGGCGGGTTCATACCTGCCGACGACAAGGACTTCATCGTAACGTGCGACGACCACCTGTACCGGGGGCCATCCATCGGGGTGTACCCACTGTTCCTGTCAGACAGCGACTTCTGGGTGTACTGGGGGTGCGTGGACTGGGACACCGGCTTCGATGAGTCCCTTGTTCACGCCCGCAACACGCAGGAAGTGCTGCGTCAACTGGGTGTAGCAGCGTGGGTGGAACGCTCACGTTCCAAAGGGTTTCATCTGTGGGTGTTCTTTGAGGGGGCGCAGCCTGCTGTCGATGTGCGGCATGGGTTGATCGCTGCTTGCGATCTGGTTGATGCTCCCACCACCGAAGTAAATCCTAAACAAGTTGAACTTTCACAACGTGGATGGGGGAACGGCGTTCGGCTCCCCTACCCGCACCTGAGGAACCCCGGCGGGTACAACGAAGTGCTCGCCACAGACGGTGAACCCATGCCTCTTGCAGAGTTCACGACACAGGCACACGCAACCCGGCCCACCACACAGGCATGGAAGGCCGTCAGCGCCCTCTGGAAGCCCCCACAGCGCCCTCTCAGGGCCGTACAGGGGGTTACCCCCCCCTCGGGGCGTCTGGAGGGCTTAGCGGCCTTCATACGGCGGCTGGGTCCTGAACCCTCACCACACAAGCCACACGGTGACCGATCCGTAGCACTCTGGAAACTAGCGTGCGCAATGACACGCCAAGGATACAGTCGAACGTCTACGCTACTGGAACTCCGCGAAGCCGACATCGAATGGGGACGCAAGTTCGCCAACCGCCTAGACTGCACAGAACAACTGAACCAACTACTAGACAACGCATACAAGGACGTGCACCAGTGACCGACTCATACACCGTCATTGTAGAACGACGACCCAAAGTAAAGGCCCGCCCCCGACACACCAAAGGCGGCAAGGTCTTCACCCCGGCCAGTACCCTGCAAGAAGAGGACTACGTTGCGCAGGCATGGAAAGACCAAGTGGGTGAAAAAATATCTGGCTCAATCGAAGTGTCAGTCATCTACTCACCCGACGCCACCATCCTGCACGTCACCTCATCACCACACGACGCCAAGACTCTACGAGGAGACTTGGACAACTACGTCAAACTGACGTTGGACGCGTTGAACGAAGTGGCGTGGGATGATGATGGACAGGTGGTGCGCATCAACGCATCCAAGGTGGACCGCTCCCCCCAGTGATCCATCACGCTGTCACGCTTCGCATGAAACAGGACGCTGAACGGATGGCTGACGAAATGGGTCGGTTGAACAACTCCATTCGTGAAGGCGACGGCAACATCTACGGGTTCGTGGGAGAACTGGTCTTCGCTGAGATTACTGGAGCCAACCAGAACAACACGTACGACTGGGATGTGGAAATGGCAGACGGTTGCACCGTCGATGTCAAAAGCAAATGTGTCACCTCCCCACCGAAACCACACTACGAATGCTCAGTCGCATCCATCGGCACCCAGCAGAACTGCGACTACTACGCCTTCATGCGAGTCCTCAAAGACTGCACCGAAGCATGGTATCTGGGGGCCATGCCGAAGAAAGATTTCCTCCAACAAGCCACGTTCATGCAGGCCGGGGTGTGGGAAGACCCATCCAACGGATGGTCACCAACCATCGACTGTTACAACATCCCCATCAGCGACCTGCACCTAGACGAAAACAACCCTGAAAGCCTGTCTCCCGTATCCCGGCACGGTATACTCTGATGCGTGGCGCATCGCAGAGAGTTTCCTACCGACCCAACCAACTGGTTCAGACGGATCAACGAGAAGGGAAGATCGCTGGGAGGGTCCCGGCCCCTGACAGACATCGAAGCATTAATGCGGTTGTCCCCCCATCAGGAATCAGTCACCCCGTCACTGATGGAAACAATGGCGCTCAAAGAAGCCGTAGGAGCAGCCATAGATGCGTTAGAACCAGAGGACAAGTGGATATTCAACGCCCTGTTCGTTGAAGAACTATCGTTACGGACAGCAGGATGGATACTAGGCATCCCCAAAACGTCACTAGCGCGCAGACGCGACTACATCATGGAGCAGTTGAGGGAAAGCCTGTCGAAGTCACCCGACGTGATGCAATGGCTAAGGGACGGGCTAGGATTCAGTTCCTTCCATGCATTGGCGTAGCATCCCCATCAGTGACCCCACCCACACGGCAAACGCCTGCTGGGCATCGTCCACACCATCCATGCCAGCGTAAAACGCTGCCAGCAAATGCTCGGCTTCCTCAGC